GTGCCCGGGCTCTGTCACGGTTACAAACACCATGCTGCCGAAAATCAAAGCGGAACTGTTCCCGCGCTTCGGGCTGGGTTCGATTTTCTTTTATGCCGACAATTCGGCGGCAAGGGTGACACCGGACGGGGAAATTGTTCCCATGGAAGAAGGAACGGCACGAATTTACGCGGTGGCTACCGGAAACACCGGCATTTACCGCACTTTGACCATTGAAGTGGTTCCGCCACGTCTCAGGCTTTGTGCCGCTGACGGTCTCCGCCTCGATGCTAACGGATATTTAAGATTTACATAATGGAACAGATCAGACATATTAACTACAAAAGCGACTTTATCCTGCGCGAACGCTTCCGCAATGGTGACGGCAGTTTTGTTGCTTTGCCTGACGTGGATTTCAAAATTGAATACCGCACCAAGCACGGGAACACTTTTACTGCTTCGCGAACAAAAGGAATATATAAGAACTGCACCCCGGACGGGGATGCACTGCTGGTTATTTTTAAAAACCACGGACTTTGTGAAGGTGATTTGACAAGGGAACTGCATCTCCAGCTCATTAACGACCTTATGCCGGACGGTTTACAAAATGTCTATTATCCGGAAAAAATCAGTGTGAACCTTTGGCACCTTGCCACCGATACAGACGGCGTGATAGAATGTGACGCGCTCGCAGCTTACACACGTGGTCTGCCGTTCACGTTTGAGGACTTCACCCCCGAACAGTTACTCAGTATCAAAGGGGACAAAGGGGATCCGTTTACATACGCAGATTTTACAGCGGCTCAAATTGAACTGCTTCAACGTCCGGCAAACGAAGCGGCAAGCCGTGCCAATACAGCCACCGACGCAGCCAATAAAGCCACAGAAAACGTATTAAAAAGTGCACAGGAACTGGAAACAGTATCAAGCAAGGCAGTGGCTGACTGCACCACGGCTACCGGTAAAGCAAACACAGCCACCGAAGCGGCCAAAGTGGCCACTCAGAACGCCCAAAACGCTGCCGTCAGTGCACAAACGGAGCAGGCTTTGACGGAACAAACACGCCAGAAAGTGGAAGAAGTGGCAAAGCGTGCGGAAATGGTGGCGCGTCCCATTCCCTCCGGCTTACGTGTAAAAGAACCGAAACCCGTAACTATCGGCAACCCTGTGCCACGTTATATCGAGGCTAAGGTGCTGCCATATTCTGCCCTGCAAAACATCATTTACCAAACGGACGGAACGGCGGCCTACATTGAACCGGACGGGCACATTATCCCCAAAGCACCGGGAATGGTCAGGGTGCATGCAATACCCACAAATAACACAATACACTACAAGACGGTAAGGCTTACAATAATTGCCCCGGCTGTACGCTTGGCAGCTCCTGACAGGCTCCGCCTCGATGCGAAAGGAAATTTACGTTTAACTTAAAACAGAACAATGGCTAATTTAATATCAAATATACGGGACTGGTTCGACCGGCCCACACGGTCGGAAATAATGACCCTGGCTCGGAAAGCTTCCAGCAGAAAAGGTTTGAAGCTGACGGCACAACTGCTCCAGCAGTCCGACTCGCTTACAAAAAAAGATATAGCGGACTGGCGCAATGCTCACCAGATGGCTATCGACTACGAAAACCCGAACCGTAGCCGGCTTTATGACATTTACGGCGATGCCGTGCTGGACGCTCACCTGTCCGGCTGTATCGGCCAACGCAAAGGAAAAACGCTGCAAAAGGACTTCCGTCTTGTAGGACAGGACGGCAAGGAAAACGCAGAAGCCACGGAACTGCTGCAACAGGAATGGTTTTCCGATTTTATGGATCTTGCCCTGGACTCACGCTTCTGGGGTCCCACTCTTATACAGCTGGGCGATATTGTTAACGATGAAAACGGCATTATGCGTTATGACGGGGTGGAACTCGTGCCCCGAAAACACGTTGTACCCGAATATGGGGTCGTGGTCAAATCACCGGGCGACGACTGGCGCGGCGGTATTTCGTATGTGGAGGGGGATTTTGCAAACTGGGTTATTCCTGTGGGTAAGGGTCGCGACCTCGGTTTATTGCTGAAATGCTGCCCGTCCTGCATCAGCAAAAAAAATATGCTGGCGTTTTGGGATATGTTCGGCGAAATTTTCGGTTTACCTATGCGTGTGGCTCACACTTCCAGTCCTGACGAAGAGGAACGCAGAAGGGTGGAAAATGCGCTCGAAACCATGGGTACGGCTTTCTGGGGTCTGTTCCCGGAAGGCACCGACATTGAAATTAAAGAGACAAGCAGAGGCGATGCTTACAACGTATATGACAAACGTGTGGATCGCTGCAACTCGGAACTATCAAAGGCCATTTTGATGCAAACCATGACCATTGATTCGGGTTCGTCCCTGTCTCAGTCGGAGGTGCATCTTGAAATTTTTGAGCGTGTCACCGAAAGCGACGCGGCCATGGTGGCCAACGTGGTTAACGGGCGACTGTTGCCGCTCATGGTGCGCCACGGCTTCCCGGTCCAGGGGTTGCGTTTCCAATGGAACAACGCGGCCAGTTACACGCCTGCCGAACAGCGCGAAATTGAACGCCTGCTCCTGGAGTATTACGAAATTCCACCGGAATATTTCACGGATAAATACGGCGTGCAGATTTCTGGGGCACGCGAAGCGAAAACACAGCCGGACCGTTTTTTCGACTAAGCCCCGCCCCTGATGCCGGGCTGCGGGGCTCTTATCTTGCGTTTAACCGCGCTTTGGGCGACTTGTATAGCGGAGACCTCCTGCAACTTGCGGAAGGCGACAAACGCCCAGAATTTGACGATACGGCATTTTTTGACGCTGCCGACATGGTTTATCATGCCGGTGGATTCGATAATGCCCAAATGAATACCCCCGAAGCTCGCCGGCTTATCGGTGAAACATTAAAACAGTTGGTAACGGGTATCAGTTCAGGGCTTCCGCATGAAGTTCCGGAAACGGTCAGATATGCACTCGAAAACAACGCCTTTATTTTCTCCGGCTTCAAGGCGTTTCACTCTCTCCGCGAAGTGGGGCTCTCCCTGCTCGATGAGAAAGGAAACATAAAGTCCTTTGAAGCGTTCCACCAGGATGCGGTAAAGGTTAACAACAGGTATAATCATAACTACCTGTACGCGGAATATAACCACGCGGTCGGCGCTTCCCTCATGGCTGCACGCTGGCACCGATTTGAAGCTTACGGCGACAAATACGACCTACAGTACAGAACGGCCGAAGATGACCGCGTGCGTGAGGATCACGCCATTCTGAACGGTACGACCCTGCCGCCGTCCGACCCGTTTTGGGGCAAATACCTGCCGCCGAATGGGTGGAACTGTCGCTGTACCGCCGTACAGGTCAGAAAAGGGAAATACCCGCTTTCTGACCCTGAATTATCCATGAAACGGGGTGATAATTGCACCGAAACGGCAAAACAGCAGATTTTCCGCTTTAATCCGGGTAAGGAACTGGCTCTGTTTCCACCGAAGCACCCATATTACAAAGGACCTAAAGCGGAAGCACTCAAACAAGCGATTGACGGCTATACACCTGCGGAATGGACCCCTAAAACAATAGCGGAAGCAGAGCAGTTTTTCCGTGATAAATTGGGCGTTAACTGCTCACTGAGAGGCTTCACGTCAAAACAAATGGCGCAAATTGAGGCTATATTCCGAAGTGCAGAAAAGCATTTCCAGTGTTACCCTGAATTAAAAGAAACAACACAGTATGTCGGCACCATTCAGGGGCGTGTTGAGTTGCTTGTAGAAAGGAAGTTCAAAGAACTAAAAGAAGACCCCAGATATGAAAGCCTTGAGGATGACTATCTCATGGAATACGCCAAAAAATTTATTAAAAGTTATAAAGTCGGTCCCTCTAAAAATGTATATGCCTATTCACATGGGGCTTTCAGTGAATGGGGGCTTGCCGGCATTGCTTTTAATACCATGTGGAAAGGTGAAAAAATAGACGACTCTTTGGCTTCTGATGTAAAAAGCAAATGGCACCCACCTGGAACAGGCACTTTAAAGGCTGTTTTCGACCATGAACTCGGGCACGAAATAGACCGATTGCTTGGCCTGCGAACTCATGCTGATTTTCTGAAAATGTATAATGAAGAAAGAGCAAAAGGCAAAGAGCATATTGTGGAAAACCTGTCCACATACGGGCATAAAAATGCAGCTGAATTTATAGCAGAGGCGTGGTCTGAATATCTCAATAACGAAAAACCGCGACCTATTGCGGTTGCGGTTGGTACTTTAATAAGGAAATTATATGCAAAAAAGCATCAAGCCTCTGGGGCTTCGTCTGAATCAACATAAACACGCATTGTATCACGTGGTCTTGCTGGTTCAAAGACATAATCACCTTTTTGCCCCTCAAATATATGGTTGTGGCTCTCTGCACCGTCTTGCACAATCTCAATCGGGATAATGTCAAACGCTGCACAGGTCAAACCTTTTATGAAGTGCTTGCAGTGCTCGCACATATAAGGGCATTCCTCTATTTTATCTATAATTTTTGCCATGCCACAAAATTATAAATTTTATTTTGAAAATCAATCATTAAAAACAAAGTAAATGCTCAGTGCCAACGAATTAAAAAACGACATTCTTAACGACATGCGCGTGGAGCTCTCCGATGAGTTTGACCGCAACTTTGAGCGGAAGGCTTTTTTTACAGAGAAATGGAAGCCACGAGCACACGATTACCCCAGGGGTTCGCTCTTGATTGTGACCGGAGCCATGCGCCGCTCCACTCAGGGGCGTGTAGAGGGTAACGGCGTCCGCTTTTCGTCTGCACTCGCATACGCGGAAGTTCACAACGAAGGCGGAACAGGCAGGAAGCCGGTAAAATCCCACACCCGCAGAAGCAGGAAGGGGAAAACCTACACAGTCCGCGCCCATACGCGAAAATTCACCATGCCCAAACGTCAGTTTATCGGGGACGGGCCGGAAACCCAGCGCCTAATCCGAAACGTGATTGAGGACAACCTGAAAAAATATAATTTGTCACTAACCAATTTTTTAAAGAAATGAGAAAAGCCATTTTTTTAGCCATTGCAAACGCATTATGCCCGGCTGACCCTAACAAACCAAAAGCCGACATTTCAAAAAATACAGTTCGCTATGTGGACCTATGGAACGACCAGGTAAACCTCCTCAATGGCGGCTCTGCCTTTGATATGCCGGCCGTTTTCGTAGAATTTGAGCAAATCGACTGGCACCAGCAAAATGCAGGCGCACGCCGCGGGGATATTGCTGTTCGCCTCCATATTGTCACCCGTTCCATTCCTACACACGGAAGTCATGACCCGCGAATGGCCGTAGCTTTGTCGGTGTTCGACCTCATAAACAGCATTAACGCAAAAATGCAGGGACTGCGTGGGGAAGGCTTCGCAGGCTTCCAGCTCACAACATCAGCAACAAACCACAACCATGCCGAACTCGTGGAAAATGTGGAACGGTTGGTAACGTCTGCACAAGACTGCACCGCCATGAGGCCATTTAAGCCCGTTTCTGTCGCTTCTGTGGCCATTTCATCACCAAAGTAATACAATATACCCCCGGCAGTTTTTACGCTGTCAGGGGTATTGTTTTCAATTACTCCGAAAAGAGGGGTAATTCAAATTGCCGGGCTTTCTCTGCTTCTTCTTCCAAAATGCCTAAATAATTCAGGTAGGTGCGGTAACAGATCCGAAATTCGGGCTCTATCCAATGCCGCCAAACTGCCCTGTAACATCTTGCCTGGTTCCCGGCTTCATAATGTAAGGCTGTGATTTCCTTAATTTTCTGCGCACGCGCCACAGTGCTTTTAAACCTTTTTTTCATTGCCATTTGCCCGAATTTTACTACCTTTGCACCGTCCTTTTACATCGGGCGGTGTCTGGTCGTGGGCTTTCGGGCAAATGAACTTACACCTCCCTTTTTTTATACCTCAGCCTCTCTCTCCGGTTTGGCAGGTTCCGGCTCCGTTTCTATCAAATCAACGTCAGTTATACCAAGCGGAATGTTTCGCCAGCCGTTGGCGGTTGTTTCATCACGATATTGCGCTCTGATATAACGGCGTGTTTCAGTGGGCATGTAACTTTCCTGAATGATTTTAACGCCCTCAATGAACTGCTCATCCTTACTTTCTTCTGCCATTTTTGCCAACTGGAGCACACGGCTTGCATTGAGGTTGCCTTGTTTGTCCTTGCTCAACAGCCTAAGCACGGTATTTACAAGGGTTTTGGTCTTTTCATCTGTCGCAAGGCTTTCAATGTACTTGCGTACCATTGCGATGCCTGTCTCTGCCATATCAGACCAGCCGTCCACCGTATTGACTCCCAAAGTAAGACGCAAGGTGCTTTCACTATTGGTAAATGTGTGGCTGAACTGCCCGTCCTCCTTGAACCCTACGACCTCCTCTTTCATCTGTAACACGGTCTGGAAATTACCGAAAACCGCATCTTTTACAGTTCGTATGTCCTGGCTTAATCTGCGAAGTTCCGGGACTGCCTGGGCCAGTTCGTCATCGACCATTTGCTGGTAGGTGGCACGCTGTAGTTTGCGAAGCTCTGCGGCTTCTTTTTTCTTTTTCTCTGCGCGGAACGCTTCAAATTCTCTGCGTTCTTCCGCTGTCATTTCTACTTTTTCCATTTTATCTGTTTTTAATCAGTTATTAAATACCGTTTAATCGTCCTCCGGTTCATAGTCGGGAACAAATTCCGCCATATCGGCCTGTGAACCCGCCCAGTCTGACAATTCACGCATAAACTCGATATATTCTTCGTTTTCCATTGAGCAGGTCATTTCTTTAATAACCTGCTTTGCTTCATTCATTATTACCATATCAGCACCAATAAATTAAGAACAGGAGCAGCACCTGTAACAGTTGACCAACCAATCCGCCTAAAAGGGTGGCGGCTATGTCCAGCCAGTCCCATTTATTGCCATAGGCATAATCTTTATACTCCAGCCCCATGGCAACGCCAAGGGCAAACAGAAATGTGCCTACAAAGCCGCACAAAATGGCATACTTGAAATGTTTCTGCCTGTTGCTTTCTGTAATCCAGCTCATCGTCGTTATTTTTATGGTTTAACTTGTCAGGCTTCGCCCATTGAACCTCCCATTATCGACTGCATCAGCATGGCATTGGTCAGACTGTCAACCGACTGCGAATCCTTTACCTTGTTGTTGAAGGTCGCTATCAGGTTATAAAGTCGCTCCCGCGGTATCTTGTTGAAGTCATCGTAACCGGTAGCCCGGCAGGCTATGCCCTTTATTTTACTTATGTTCTGGCTTTGACGGGTGGCACGCAGCCAACCGCCTATCGCCGCTATCACTCGTTTGCGCAACTGGTCAAGCGTGGCTCTGCCTTGTTTCTTATTGACCATTTCGCTTAATTTCGCGCAAATGTCTATTAGTTGGTGTTGGTCCAGGTCGCGGCTGCTTTCCACGCCCCAACTCGACAAAAGGTCCTTTTTCTGGTCCTCTGTCATGTGAAGCACACCGCAAAGGGTGTGGAACTTCTTAAGCAATCCACGGTGGATCTGGTCCATTGTTTTATTTTCTCCCATAGTCTTTATTTCTTGATTTGATTTAACCAATATGCGTCTGCACCCTCCTGCCAAATTATGAAGTCTGCGCCGCCCTCGCCTTTGTCTGAATCCTCGTAACGGGTAGTTACAAACGCTTTGTAACCCTCTACATGGATTTTTATTTCTGCATCAAAACGTATAAAACGACCTAAATTACCGTCGGGTTCTCCGTTCTTTTCATGGCAGATAAACACAAACAATTTGTCCGGAAATTCATTCTTTAGTTTTTGAAAACTCCTTTTATTGAAGCCGTCCAAATATTGGAGACTGTCAATAACGATTATATCCGGACTTTTTCGCTTCAATAGCCTGGCGCGCAAGTCTGGTAGTTGTTCCTTGTTCAACAGTATTACATTATTACCGGCTTCCGCCATGTCCACACGCTCCCAGGCTTTTTGTAGTGACAGGCTCAGACCCTGCTCAAGTGAATTATAAGCCGTACGCTTGAACTTAGAAAGGTATTTGCAGAGCATCAGGGTGAAAGTGGTTTTACCGCTGCCACTTCCGCCCCATATTAGCCACGTACCGCGCAGCTCGGGACGGCCGAAACTGGCCAAATATGGCCCGTCAAAATCGGCCACCTCAAACTGTGCCGCTAATACGTTCATGTTACTTATTGCTCTGCTCATATCATTTAAAATTCTATTGACTTTTTATCCTTTACCACTATTCCACGAAAACCGGCACTACGCACAACCTTGGCAAATGCCATCCGCTTACGCTGTAGTTCTTTCAAATCGGTGCCGCTAACTGTTACTTCTATTATCCGCATACCGTGGAATTTACGCTGTTTCACGGTGAAATCCACCGGCAGATTCTTTTCAAGCCACAAGGCCATAAAATCGGGTACCTTGGTGGCTTCCAACCCGAGGCTTATCTTGTAACTCATTTTGCCCATCCTTTCAAAAACCAAATTTTCATACTGTGGAAGCAATCATCCAGACACCCCCAAAACTCTTTAAAGCCGTCTATGTCTATAAACGCGCGGACAATTCCAAAAGGCAGGTAAAGCAGGTAAACAGCCACCCAGACAACGACCGCCAGAACCAAGGCCACGACCAAACAAAGTTTCTTTAGTAATACTTTCGTTTTCATTTCTCACCTCCTTTCAAAGTCGCCCATACACTGCGTTTAACGCGGCGTAGGTCGCCCTCACTTTCGTTTATAATCCTGTTAATACCTTTGCTGTCGTTCAGTCCGTTGGCGACGCATACGGCGGCTATATCCTCGCTGTTTAGCAAAGGCAGTTTTACGAACTTCCTACCGATACGGCTGTATATCTCCGCATAGCCTTTACGGTTCAAGCGCACACCGCGTTCAATACGCTTTTGCAGGTAACTGGTAGCAGTCAGGATAATGCCGCAATGTCCCTCCAGCTGATTATACAGACTGATAAAGAAATAAAGCACCTGATCAGTCAGTTTGTCGGCTTCATCCAGTACAATAAGGGGCGCGTCCTTGCGTTTGAGCGTGTCCACTATATCGTCCATCATTTCGCCCACCGTGGTACCGCTGACACCCACGCCCATACACTTGAGCAGTTTGTGCATGAAGGTGCGACGGTTCCAATATTCCGAACAGGTCAGGTGGTAGGCGTTGGCGTGTCCGGCTGCATAGTTCTTAATGGCTTCCGTCTTGCCGCTGCCTGCCTCACCGGTGACGGCAAGCACCAGGGCATCAGCCTGGGCGTTGGTCAGGGTGAAGGTCATACGGTCGTAGGCTTGCGTGCTGACCACCTGCCACCCCTCTACCTTTCCACCGGTCTGGGCGGCTACTGTGCGCCACATTTCGTCGCTGATTGTTTCCCATGAACCGGCAAGTATTTTGCTGATAGTGGCAGAGCTTACTCCGTTCATGCTGTTGGCTGCTTTGTTCTGGCTTCCTTTCTGGTCGCAATATGCGCGCAGCTGGTCGCAAATCTGTTGTTTTTGGTCCTTTTGCATCATATTTAAATAGTATTTAAGTATCTGTTAAATCAATGTTTTAGAATATCGAGTAATCGTTGGCGCTGTATTCGGCCGCGTCTGTCCGGTTGGCTCCTTGGCTTATCGGCATTTCCACTGTTTCCACCTCTATGGCTTCAATTTCAGCGGCTGCCAGACGTTTGAGGCTTCGGTTGTTCTTGTGCTGTCCCCGGCTATCAGTCAGCAGGAGGCGGTCTTCAACACTTCCGCGCAGGGCTGGGGTTCCGTGGATAAGCTGCTCCGTGCGTTCCAGGTCTATGGCCATTTGCTGGGCTTTAGCTGTTTCCAGTTGCTTGTTATACTCTCGGATCCTTGCCAGCTGTTCCGCATCACCCGGCTGGCGGTCTGCCAGTGCCATAGGCTGCACGTATTTCTCCTCAAGCATGTAACGGCGGCTGCCGTCGGCATTCACTGCAAGCACTTGGCTGAGGTCGTCAGGGTCATACTTCACCGTCCAGCGTTCAGAAGCGTGGTCGCGGAATGTCAGGTCGAAACAATCGTAATCCCTTTTAACCCCCAAAATGGTGGGGCGCAACCCGCAACCCTCCAGCACATTTTTAAAGCCTGTTTCTGCTCCATAGTTAAGCAGGTAGGTTTCACGGCTCAACGGCAGGCGGTGTTCGTCTTTCAGTTTGGCAGCACCTTGAACGTAGGCCTCATATTTCAACTTTCTTTCAAGCCGCATCATTTCATCAATCTGCGCCCTTACACCGACTTCATCGGGGAAACTGTGGCGTTTCCTGTTCAATGCGTCGCTGTTTGGCTGTCGCTTTGGGTTTGAAGTGATACCGAAACCCGACCAGTTGTTGCAAAGCAGGCAGTAAGTCGTATTCAAGTGGTTGAAGTAAGGCTCTACGGGTTTTGCTTTGGCGTTGTGTGCCTGTGCCGGTGTCACCTTGCCACCCATGACGGCGTAAAGGTCGTGCATGGTCTTTATTGCGTAACGGTCGCTTTGAATCTGGTAAGCTCTGAGCATTTCGCCCATGAGTTCCCGGCTGTGGATTGCGGCGTTGCGTAATGCTGCCTTTATCAGTTCCGGGCATTCGTGCGAACCTACGGCATAGCCTATAGGGTAATCGTTGAACACGTCCAGAACCACAACCATAGTCAGGCGGTTGGTGTAGGTGGTTACGCTGTGCCCCTTTTTATCGGTCTTGGTTGACTGGTAAAGAAGTTCAACCGTCCAACCGTCAAGCGACCACATCAGGAACGGCGTACTCGGTCGTCTGCGCTTCACCTGCATAGTTACATGGTTGCGGAAGTTCGACACTCCCAAGCGTCCGGCTGTTACCACTGCGCCCAGTTTTTCACGCCATACGCCAACAGTTGCGGCGGTGATTGGTTCCCATTCCTGCTGTTCTGCCATGGCATTATAAAGCCCTGCAATCTTAGTATCAGGTAAGTTGTTAGGGTGGCATACCAAAGCCGACATATAACTGCGCTGGAACTCATCTACTACCTTGCCGGCGTTGCCGTTCAGGAACTTGCCGGAAATAAAGCAGTCATAACCTTGCTCCAGGTATTCGCTGAACTTCATTTGTAAGCGTCTGGCACTGCGTGGCAATGAGTTTGGGAAGCGGTCCGCAAGATATTCAAGCGAATTGGCAGCCTTGCGCCAAAACTCACCCAGGGGCGGGCGTTTCTTTCCGGCTCTGTTGCGTTTGCTCTGGCAGTCCTCGATACAACGGCGGAAAGCATTCATTACAGCGCAATTATTGGCATACTCCAGAACCTTATCATCGGGCAATTTTCGGCCGTCTGCCAGCGTATAGCCTTGGTAATAGTCCAATGCCTTACCGTCCGGCTGTATGGTGTCTAAAAACTCCTTACTGTCTGCCTGTTCCTGCAAATCAGGGTTGCGCTTGTATATCTCCGTGCGCCATTTCAATGGGAAGCTGTCAACTTCGTAAAGGGCTATACGGCCATTTCCACCTTTTTGCACTTGATTGACTTGTTTTTTTCGTACAAGCGCATTCAAATTACTGGTCGTTATAATACGCCCTGTAAGTTCCGCGTGGCTGATACATATTTTTCCGTTTACTACTTCCATACTTACCCTCCATTACATAGCCTCCGCCTCTATTTGTATTTCTGAGAGCTTCGGAAAATCCACATTATCCCAATGGTTGATCTGTTCACCTTTGCGGTTGAACAGGTCCACATTTCCATTACCTTTGTCAACAATCAACTGCACACCATTATCGAAATTCTGAACCATAACGCTGCGTCCGTCTTTGGTTGTATTGTGCAGGGTTTCGCATTCAGGGCAGTGGTGCATCGGCTTACCCTGATAGTCACGAACGGCAACATAACGGACCTTACGCGCCAAATCCGAATTTTTACGGTAGGTCAGTGCCATATACACAAAGGTTTCAGTACACTTGAACAGCTTCGCCAACTTGGTTTTTGCTGCATTGGTTACATCTACGTAACGTTTTGAGGTTGTTTCCATATCCTTTTACTTTATATGATTTGTAATTCTATTACTTAATAGATTAGTGTATTACTTGCCCATCCGACGCTTTTTTCGTATTTTTGAAGCCCGTTAAAGTAGTAACACGTTGCAAAGATACAGAATTTCTGTAATGCACAAAAATATTTTTCAGAAATTATGGAATTATACGAGCAAATAATATCAAAAGAAGAGATTAACTCCCGTGCAGTAGATGCTTTACTTGCCATTATTGCCAATGGATTAGTAGCCACTAAAACCGACCTCGCTGAAGCCCTCGGCGCTAAACCTGCTAAGTTTTCAGAAATTCTGAATTACAGAATGAAAGTCGGTGTTGATATGATAGCAAAGATGTGTGATTGGTACTATGTAGACCCAGATTGGCTACTTATGGGACGTGGAAACAAAATTTTTAAGAATAACACACCGCGAGAACCATACTTCATTGAGGACGAAAATGACCTTGACCGAATTTGGCATAACAATGAAGGAACAAAGCCTGAACATAAACAGAGTTCAGACATAACGCCCATATTGACTGCTGAAAATAACCTGCTTCGCGAACAAAACAAAGACAAAGATATGACCATACAGCAGCAGGCGAAGGAAATTGGAAGACTTGAACAACGCATTAAAGAGCTTGAGCAACAGTTGGGAAAAACTGCTGGAGATGCCAACATTGGAGGTACTGCAAATGCAGGATAGGAGGGTATGCTCCTGCGTTCACACTTGTACCCCCGTAATACATGCCCTGAACCCTCTAATCAGGGCATTTATATTATTTTTTATGCGTTTTTCTCTCATTTAATGTGTTTAACGGTGATTATCAGCAACTTAAACGATTTTCAACCTATATTTTAAAGGGGTGTGTTTAGGCATTAAAGGGTATCGAATCGCCCGAAAAATGCCGATTTTTTAAAAATTTCTGTCCTTAAAGGGGGTTGAATGTATATTGCTATGTACACCCAAGTGTATGCCCAACTGTGTATCCAACCCCTCAAAAAAAACGAAACGTACAAAATCCCGACCACTCCCCTACCCAGATTTAATACCCCAAAATCAGACCGAACCCAACAGCCATTTAACACCCCATTAAACACCTGTAAACACCCGCCCTGCTCATTGGTTCACTCGTTCACATGGGCAACCACCCCTCTACCCTGCCCCATTCTGCCTGCTTGCGGTAATATAGCCCCAAAACAGCCGTAAACACGCTTATTTCACGCCTTTTGCCCCATTCTGGCACATTCTACCACGCACACAAGAAAAGCGGCCACACAGCCGGAATAAACCAGCCATGCAGCCGCTCAATATTAAAGCCAATTAAAAGGGGATTAAACCGGGATTAAACACCCATTAAACGCTCACGCCCCCAAATTCAACCCGAATTAAAGCCAATTCAACCTTTTGCACGTTTCGTTTCAAACGCCCCATTTCCACCCTAACACTTAAACCTATTGATATTCAATCATTTCAACCCCTTTCACCCTCTCAACCCTTTGCTCACTTCGTTTTCATGCCCGTATGAGCCTCCTTTTGGTCAAACTCGGGGTCGCCATTTACGGTCTTAATCACTTTGTAGAAGCTGGCGTATGTCGTGTAGTTCTTCAACACATCCATAATGAAACCTTCTTCTATGGCTTGCTTCATTGTATATTCATGAAACGGCAGATGTTGCACCTTGCCGTCTGGCTGTGGACATGGTGTACCGAACATTTGCAGAGTCTTTGGCTTTGGTGTTGCCGTGAATGCGTAGTAGTTGGCATTCTTCACCATCTTGCGACCCTCGATTATTGCGTTGAGCTTGTCTTCAAGGTCGTCCTCGTTCTTTGCTACGTTTCCCGACAGGGCAATATTCATCTTGGCAGATAGCGAACCGTTCTGGCTGCTGTGTGCCTCATCAATGATAATGCCGAAGTGCTTGTTTTTCAACTCCGAGCCTATAGCTTCGAGTATGTATGGGAACTTATGCACGATGGTAATGATAATCTTCTTGCCGTCCTGCAAGGCATCCTCCAATGTCTGCGAAGAGTCTGCCCAGTCCACAAGATTAGACAATCGCTTGAAGGAGTTGATGTTGTCTCGAATCTGGGTATCAAGATTCACGCGGTCGGTCACAACTATCACTGTGTCTAATATAGGGGTAGTGCCGTCAAGCAACCCCACAAGCTGGTAGGCAAGCCATGTGATGGAATTACTCTTGCCACTGCCTGCCGAGTGTTGGATGAGGAATTTCTGTCCGACACCACCTTCACGAGTGGCTTTGAGAAGCTGACGAACACAGTCGAGCTGATGGTAGCGAGGCCAAATGATGCTCTCTATTGTCTTCTTTTCTTTTTTGCCAGTCTTCTTGTTCTTTACTTCTTTCTCCTTAAAAGTGATTTGGGCGTAGTTCTCCAAGATGTCAGAGAGAGAACGTTTACCAAGAACTTCCTCCCACAGGTAAGCTGTGCGCACTCCATTTGGGCTAACAGGATTCCCTGCACCGCCATTCACGCCTTTGTTGAATGGCAAGAACCATGAGGCGTTGCCTTTCAGCTCCGTACACATCATGATGTCGTCATCGTCCACGGCAAAATGTACGGCGCAACGGCGTTTCTGCAAAATTAGTGCCGTCGGGTCTGCTTTCGGGTCTCTATCTTCCTTGTATTGCTTGATGGCGTTTTCCACGGTCTGCCCTGTATAATGGTTTTTCAGCTCCATAGTCATGATTGGCAGACCGTTCAATGAAATGTACACGTCAATGCTATCCGTTTTCTCCTTGCTGTAATAGAGCTGACGGGTTACGCAGAATATGTTCTTGTCGTAGTATTGCTGTGCAGTTGGGTTGAGTGCCGATGGAGTGGGATAATACATATCAAATATCTCGGATATGTACTTGAAACCCTTTCGCAGTACGTCTGTCACACCACGCTTGCTTAGGGCTGCACTGAGCCTACTGAAAAACTTGTGTTCTTCAGTAGGAGAAGTGAAACACGCCGTGTTCTCCACCTTTTCTTTTTGTGTAGAGAGGATGAATCGTTTCACTCGTTCCGTGTTCAAGCCAAACTCCTTGTTGTAGTCGCTTGATACGCCTTCCTCATAACCTTGGTGGTCACGAAGATAGCTGACGAGTATTGTTTCGAGTTCCTTCTCTGATATGTCTGTTGGCATACGCTTTCAATTTAAAATTCTTTCTTCAGCTCATTGTATAAGTCCACTGGTCCCAAGTGCCAGTATTGGGTACTTTCGGTGGATAGCTTCTTATAGAGTTTTGAGCGATATATACGGTTGATTGCATCCGTAAGGCTTATGCCCTTGTCTTCTGAGAGCCAAGGGGCAAGCCATCCTATCTTTAATGGCAGCAACATATACAAGTTGTCTTGCGTTATTTTTGCATTCATAACTTTATAATTTTTGATTCTACAAATTTAATGGCAAGCAGCGATTTCTCCGTGTGGAAAAGATACTGGTCAACCAATTTATATGTCTTCAACTCTTGAATGAGAGTAGGCATACTGATGATGCCACCTTCATAGAGTGTGAACTGAGTATAAAC